CATTTACAGATTTCTTTGATTTAACAAGTCAACAATTTTTAGATTTTAAAGATTTAGCAACTAGTGTAGCTAGAGCAGTTATAAATGAACTTATACAAGTTTTTATCGTGCAAAAATTAGTAGGCATGATAACTTCAAATATTGAAGATATAGGAAATCTTTTTAAAACAAGAAAACCTTTAAACGCCAATAAAGACCTTTCAAATTTACTTGACCCTGATGATATTTATAATGGCGGTGGTTTTACTGGTACTGGTGTAAGAGCTGGTGGTTTAGATGGTAAAGGTGGCTTTATGGCTATGGTGCATCCAAATGAAACTGTTATAGACCACACAAAAGGTCAAACAGTTGGCGGTGCTACAGTAAACTTCAACATATCAACAGTTGATGCTGCTGGATTTGACCAGTTACTAACATCAAGAAAAGGACTTATAACATCAATTATTAACAATGCCATGAATACGCAAGGCAAAATGGGGGTCGTATAATGTCAGGACAATTTCCAACAGACCCAAACTTTAAGTCATTAGTATTCACAGACAATAGACCTATATTATTAAACCAAACACTATCAGGTAAAAAATCAGCAAGACAAATAGGTGCACAATACTTTTCCTTTACAGTACAAATGCCACCAGTTGACCAATTAAAAGCACAGGAGATATTTGCATTTTTATCTAAACAAAAAGGTGGCTATGAAAACTTTACTATTGCAGCACCACTAAACAACAAAGGAACTAGTCACAGTGAAACAGATATTCTTGTTAATGGTGCAACATCAGCAGGTGCAAGTGCTGTACCTATGGATGGTTTTTCACATACTAATCATGCATTGAGAGCAGGTGACTTGATTAAGTTTGCTGGTCATTCAAAGGTTTATATGGTGCAAGATGAAGTAACTGCATCAGGCGGTAGTGCTACAGTAAACATACAGCCAAACTTAGTTTCTGATGTTGCTGATAATGAAGCTGTAACTACTAACAAACCTCTTTTTAATGTTTATCTTGCAAATGATGAAATTAGATACACTACTGATACAAGTGGTTTTTATAACATTTCTTTTGATGTGAGAGAGGTTATTGAGTAATGCCAAGAAGCCTTTCAGCAGGTTTACAAACTCAAGTTTCTGCTCAACAAACCAAAACAGCCTTTCTTGTAGAACTAAATCTATCTACTGTTATAAGACTAACTGACTTTTATAGAAATGTTTCTTATGATTCTAATTCTTATGAAGCTGGTGGTTCTTTTTTAGCGGTTGATACAACTACTGAAACAGGGCAACTACAAGTCAATGATATAAACTTATCTTTTTCTAATGTTACTAACCAAGTAAGACAGCTTGTAAGAACTGGTGCTTTTACTGACAAGGTTGTGAATGTGTATGTAGCTTACTTTGATGTCAATGAAGATATTGTAGGTGCTATTAATTACTTCACAGGTCAAATTAAAAACGTAAATATTACAGAAAACATAGATGGTAGTGTTTTAAATATGAGTGTTGCTTCTCATTGGGCTAACTGGAATTTAACAAAAGGCAGACATTATTCAGATGAATCACAACAATCAGTTTACTCAGGCGATAGAGGTTTAGAATATGCAACACAAACTAAATCAGATGTAAGGTGGGGTAGCTAATGTTTGCATTTTTTAAAACTATTGGTGCAATAATAACTAAGTTTGTTAGTTCAGGTGTATTTAAAGCTATACAGTTTGCTACCTTTGCAGTTGGTGTAAAAGGCTACTTACAAGCAAGACAAATGTTAGCTAAAGGTCAAGACATTATGGCTAACAAGACTGCTGCAGGTGGCAAGATACCAGTCATATATGGAACAAGAAGAGTAGGTGCACAAATTGTTTATATGGACACAGCACAAAATAGATCAAAAGATTTGTTTGTTGTTTATGCATTAGCTGTTGGTGAATGCGAAGAGATACTTGGTAGAACTATTGAGATAGATGGTAATAGTATTCTTGATGGCAAGATATACAAAGGCGGTGGTTATGTTGGTTCAGATAAAATATCATCAGGTGCAGGTTCTTTAAATACTGCATCTCAAGTTGGTGATAATCAATACTCAAACGCAGGTACGTTAGGGACTGACCCAACACTTAGATATTCTTTTGTATTTAATTTGCATCATGGTGCAGCCAGTCAAACAGCAGACCCTATGCTTAGAGCATCTATACCTTCTCAGTGGTCAACTAATCATAAGTTAAATGGTATCTGTTATATAGCAGCATCTTTTGACTATGATAAAAAAGGCATGTATCAAGGAGTGCCACAAATAACAGTACAGGTTAAAGGTAGAAAGGTATATGACCCAAGAACAACTAACACTGTATGGTCAAGTAATGCAGCTCTATGTTTTTTAGACTACATACAAAATGATGAATATGGTAAAGGTTTAGCAACAGCAGATATAAACATGACTACATTTGAAACTGCTGCTGATAAATGCGATGTATTACAGAATCAACCTTTTTATGGAAGCAGTTATCAAAATGTTACTTGGAGTGGCACATCAGGCACTAACAGAATAAGTATTGGTACTTATGACGATGCATTTCAAAACAAAGTAGATGAAGTTATTACTATAAAAGACTCAGGTGGTTCAACTGTTCTATCTTCACAAAACATCAATGCATGGAGAACTGACGAGTTCTTTGATGAAACTAGAGATAACGTCATTATTATTGATGATGATCTACCTAGTGATTACACAGATGAAGCTGGTTCTGTATTTACCCAAGTTAAAAGATTTCATTGCAATGGTTATGTAGATACCAATAAAAATGTCATGGACAATGCAAAAGAATTGCTTGCAAACATGAGAGGTATCTTTACTTATATAAATGGCAAATATGAGTTACAGATAGAAGATACAGGCTCTTCTACATTTAGCATTACTGATGATCATATTATTGCTGATTCAGGTATATCTATTGACTATGGCACTAAAGATAAAAAAGCAAACAAAGTTATAGTTGAGTTTTTTAATGCAAATAAGAAATACGAGTTAGATACAGTCACAGAATTGCATGATGCATCGCCTAATTATTACTCTGATGATGGTGAGATATTAGAGATAAAAGCAGAATTTCCATATATCACAGACCCTTACATTGCATCTAATATGGCAAAAGCTATTCTGCAAAGAAGTAGAAAGCAAACATCAATACAGTTTTTAGGTACGCCTGAAATGTATAAGCTAAACATAGGTGATATTGTAGATATTACTTATACAGGTTTAGACTTATCATCCTCTAATTCAAACAACGTATTCAGAATTGAAGCATTAGAACTTCAGCCAAATGGTCTTGTTTCAGTTAGTGCAATAGAATATTTTGATATCTATTCTTGGGAAGTACCAAGTCAAGAAGCTACAGAAGACCCAGTAAACTTACCAACAGCAGGTGCATTAAAAGCACCACAAAATGTTGTTTTTACAGATACAGATGCATCAGCTATCAATAGACCTACTTTAACTTGGGATGAGCCAACTGACTTTCCAGTAAAAGAATTTAGAGTAGATATAACTGATAGCTCAAGTAATGCAGTTATAAGCAAAGTGGTAGATACTAATTCTGCTGATTTATCCTTTATACCTAAAGGCAGTAACTATAACTACTCTATAACCTCTATCAATGGCTTAGGTATTGAATCTGAAGCAACAACAAGCACATTTACCATTGCAGACGACCCAGTTAAAACAACTGAAGTAGAAATGAATGGGGTTACTATGTCAACAGTTGAGACTTATGGAACTGTATCAGGCAAATCAGGTAACTTTGTTAATTTTACTAATAAGGTCAATTTTGAAGAAATAGCTGAATTTCAAGATGGTTTGCTCGTAGATGGTGGAAGTGTTCAATTTGAAAATCCAGTTACTTTTGTAGATGGTTTTGTTGGTCAGGGTATTTTTGATATTGGAAGTGGTGCAATAGAGTTTAGTTCTTATACACCATCACCAACAACAGATAGATTATATAGAGTAGGCAATGCCTTACATTATAGCGGTGAAGAGCTTGGTAGAGTATCTAATGGCACACCAGCATCAGCTACCGCTACTGGTACTACAGGTGAAATACAATGGGATGCAAACTATATCTATGTATGTGTTGCAACAAACACATGGAAGAGGGTAGCGATAAGCACATGGTAATAGTAAACTAATAAGATACAGAGATTTAATATGGCACAACACGATTACAACTTAGCAAACCAATCAGGGGCAGATTTTAGAGCAGATTTAAACAATGCTTTATCTGCTATAGTAACAGTCAATAGCGGTGCATCAGCACCCTCTACTACCTTTGCACATCAATTATGGGTAGATACTTCAAGTAATGTTTTAAAAATAAGAAATGCAGCCAATGATGCTTGGGTTACAACTGGTCTAAGTATTACAGCAGATAATACTTTTACAGGTAACATAACAGGTAATGCTGATACAGCTACAGCACTTGCAACAGCAAGAACAATAAATGGTGCATCTTTTGATGGTACTGCAAACATATCTTTTGGTACTGATAGTGTTAGTGAAGGTGGCTCTAATTTATATTTTACAAATGCTAGAGTTGAATCTTACTTAGATGCAGGAACTTCTACACCTACTTTTGCAAGTGCAGTCATTAATACAAGTATTACAGGTTCAGCTATTTTAGATGATGATTCTTTTGGAACTGCAAGTGCTACAACAGTTGCAACATCTGAATCAATTAAGGCTTATGTAGATAGCCAAGTAGGTAGTGTAGATACACTAGCTGAAATACTTTTAAACGGAAACACTACAGGCGGTACTGATATAGTTTTTGGCGATAATGATAAAGCCATATTCGGTACAGGCTCAGATCTACAAATCTACCATGATGGTACACATTCTGTTATAGATGATGTAGGAACAGGTAATTTAATTTTACAGACTAATGGCACACAAATAACTTTACAAAGTTCAAGTGAATATTTTGTTACAGCACAAAATAATAGTGCAGTAACTTTATATCACAATGGTTTATCAAAACTAGCTACAACCTCAACAGGCATAGATGTAACAGGAACAGTTACAAGTGATGGGTTGACTGTTAATAGTGACACAATACTTTTAGACTCAGGTTCATCTGCTTTTATGAAAATAGATAGAGGTAGCAATTCAACATTTGGTATAGCTAGATATTATACAGCAGGGGTTGAGGATTGGAGACTTGGAACTATTAATGACAGTACAAGTAATTTTTATTTACAAGATGCAAGTAGTATTAAAAGATTTCAAGTTGCAACTAATGGAGACATATCCTTCTATGACGATACAGGCTCAACTCAAGGTTTATTTTGGGATGCTAGTGCTGAGTCTTTGGGCATAGGCACAACTTCGCCAAGTGCTAAGTTAGATGT